ATCCAAACGCAAGAACAAGAACTATGGAAAAAGGTGGTACACTAATGCAAAGATACGCTAAGGCTTATGAAAAAGGGGGAACTCCTGATTCTATATTATCACGACTAGAAAAATTTGAGGAAGATTTTGGTATAAAACTACCTACATACCTAGATAGGGATACAGGAACTGTTACAAGAAAATATACAAAGGATGGAAAGCCCATGGAAGATACGACTAATACTAATATTTTACAAGATATTGCTGGTTTTGTTCAGCATATGAAAAATAGTGGCAAACTTAAAGGTAATATTTATAAGGGGGAATCATTTGATAGGCTGATAAATAGTATAAGGGTAGCACAGTCTAGAGCAGTTAATGACTATCTTAAGTCTAAAAATGAAGGTAAGATGCCAGCTGAGCAGTATAGAGAAAAAATTCTAAGTGGTATGCCTAAAGATTATCTTGCGAGAGAAGTATTTGATAAATATTTGAAAAAAAGTAATGCCTATGATGATATTAGAAATTTATTTAGTAGGGTTAGAGAAGAGGCTGAACAGCTTCCAGCACGATTAAGAGAGTTAAAAGAATCAGGTCAAGATGTTTCTAAATATAATTCTTATTTAATTGACCCACAATCATTTAATGATTATCATTATACTGGTAATTACGAAAAAATTGAAAATGCTAAAAAAGTAATAAATCAAAAATTGAAAGATGACCCATATGTAGATTTAACTCCTGCAGAGAACTATATAATGGGCTATGCTGATACTGTATATCCTGCAGATGGTGACTTCACTATTGAAAATGAAGAAGGTTTAATTAAACAGCTTCAGGAACAATACAATATAACTGTAACTCCACAAAATAGAAGTATTTTAAGTAAAGAGTATTTTAATGAACCACAAGAAAAAAAGAGTTTATTAGGGCCTAATAATAATGTTAAAACAAATTTAGATGAAGGTAAAGAAACTCCTGGTATGGAAGGAACACCTGGTCCAACTGTATCAAAAATAGAACCAACTAAGTTAGATACTGATGAAAGCTCTGAACTTATGGCTAATCAAGTAGTCCCAGGAGCTGATGAAAGCGTAGATGCAACAACAACAGATGATTCCACAGTTACAGCAAACAGAAATAATACTAGGAAAGAAGTAACAAATGAATATATTCCACAGTCAATGAGAAATAGAGTGGAGGAGAAAAAGGACCCAACTGATGATACAAACCCAGGCAACAATGTAGTTGAGACTTCTGTAAACACCACTAATAACAACAATGTTACTAGTGATACAGGTATGAACACTGGAGATGATTTTTCTGGACCTAACCCTTATGAGTATGGAACAGATGAATACTTTGATTGGAAAAAAAGAAAGCGTGCTGCTATGTTTGCAAAACGTGGAGCTCTTGTTAAAAAAATTAATTATTTAAAAGGAGGAATCTATGGCAAACGAAATTTCAGAAGATAGCAAGTTTAATATAAGCATTAAAACTCTTGCTTGGATTATTGCAGGTGTAAGTGCTATAATAGCTGGTTACTATGGTATGATTTCAAATATAGACTCTAAGTTTATTGAGCTTGAAATAAAAGTTCAGGAGGCATTAGAGTTACCAAAACCAGGGACAGGAACTTACACAATAGATATGGGAGACCCTGCAGCCTCTCAAACATGGCCACCTACCAGAATGGAGTTTAACATGAAGGACCAGATGGCACGTAACCAAATTGATATGATAATGAAGGAGATAGATGAGATGAAAGAAGAAATAAAAGAACTAAAATGACTTTAAAAAATAAATTATCAATAGCTGTGTTTTTATTACTTGTTCTTATGTTTACCAAGTGTGAGGCACAGGAGTTTGTATCATCTGATGATTTTAATAATGTTGTAGCAAAAGATATTGTAGTAGTAGAGTTTTATGCTGACTGGAACTCATCTAACGCTGCTAAATACTCATTAGAGGACTGTTCTTACTATATGGTAGATATATCTAAGTATATGAATTTACAGTCTAAATTTAATGTTACAGCAATTCCAACACTTATTATTTTTGAAAATGGTGAGGAAAAGAGTAGATTTGTACCAAATGTTATGTTTCAACTAGAAGTTGATTCAAAGACAGTACAAAAAAATATAGATAAATTAATGTTAGCAAAATTTAATTAATTATGAACTGGATAAATTCTTGGAACAAAAGAAATAAAAAAAATAAATTTATAATACAAATAAGACTAGGTTACTTAACACTACTTGAAATAGACTTCTGTGGAGAGAAATGTGAAAGCACTTGTGAGTGTAGAAGACTTAGATTTATAATATTAAACTTTGGATTTGAAGTATAAAATATGGCAACATTATCAGGACAAACAATAGCAGGTAGGTTTTCTAGTTTATTAAAAACTAATAGTGACTCTACATTAACTTCTACTGTAACAGCTTTACAGGATGGAGCTGGTAATGATAGTGACCTACAGATAGCAACAAACAAAGTAAACATAGCTACTTCGTTAGGTATAAACAGAGCTACTCCAACTTTCAAACTAGACTTAAATGGTACGACAAATTCTTTTAGGATAGATAATGGAACGAATGTATCTTTAATATCTGGTAAGGGAAATACTTTTGGTTTCTGTGCTGGTGACTGTAACCCAGCAGTAACAGTTGGTGGGGGTAGTGCAGGTTCTACTACAGCACAAACAACAGGTAAAACATATATAGCTATAGACCCTACTGCACATAGTGGTAATGGTTCTACTATAATAAACAATGAAGCAGGTGATGGTACAGGTTCTATTGGTATAGGTCAAAACAGTTTATCAACTGGTTTTATTCACTTTGGTGATGCAGATAAGAAGTTTTACTTTGAGGCTAGGAGTGCTACTCAAGCATTTGATATATTTGGTAATTCCACTACTTTATTTTCTGTAGATGGAAATAACAAAAGAATAGGTATGGGTACTGCTGCTCCTAATAATATTTTAGAGATACAAGCTAGTGGTAGTGCTAAAGGTAATATAGATATGTTAGCGTTAACTAACTCAATTAATAACGCTGATATGGATGGTACAGAAACAAGTATATTGTTTAATCAGTTTTATTATGATTCTTCTACTCCAGCTATCGCTGACGCAGGTAGAATATCTGTAGGTACTGAAACAGATTGGACATCTACTGCTTCTACTCAAGATGCTTTTATGGCTTTTGAAACTTCAGATGGTGGTACTGTAGCAGAAAGAATGAGAATATCTAGCACAGGTAATGTGGGTATAGGAACCACAGCTCCAACAGCAACTTTACACGTAGCTGGTAATATAGTAGCTAGTGGAGATATTACTGGTGATAAAATTATAGAACCAACAGGTAGGTATAAGTTAGAAGAATACTTTAGTAGAAAACCACAATCAAACGCATCAATGATTATAGATGCTGATGCAAATGATGCTGCAGCTTTAGCTAAGTATGTAAAAGCAAACAGACATTTTGAACTTCTTGGAACAAATGCTGATGATGCTAAAGTAACTTATAGTTCAACTAAAGCTGGTATAAATTTAGCAACAAATGGTGGTAACTCAGCAGACTCAATGATTATCTTACCACATTTAGATTTCTTAACAGACCAAAATACAGGAGCACAAACAGCTTGGACTGGTGTTTTATGGGGTACAGAGAACAGTGTAGAATGGTCTTGTGCAGTAACTACAGATTCTAATATTGCAGACCATATGATATATGCAGGTCTTAAATTAACAAATACACATTTATCAGCCACAGATGCTAATCAAGCTTTTTTCTTTTATGATTCAAGCAAAACAATATTATCTAATCAGACAACCACAGATACTTGGCATTTCTGTCACAGTATTGGTGGCACTGATTATATAGTAAATACTGGAGTTTCAGTAGCAACAGATACTAGTTACAGATTTAGAATATCTATTAACGCATCTAGACAAATATCTATTTTTATTAATGATGAGCAGTATGGTGCAGCAACTGTTGCAAATGGGGATACAGGGGTGAATATAAATAACTCAGGTGGATATGGAACATCTGGTAGTTCAGTTGCTATGACTGTAGATGGAACTGATGCGACTACTAAGTTTGTAGTAGGTGACGTTGTAGCAGACTCTTCTGGAAATATAATAGGTACAGTATCTGCTGTAGCAACTAACACATTAACGTTATCTAGTATTACCCATGCAGTAGCAGATGATGAAGACTTATATTTATTTGGAACTAAGGCTGCAACTAGCACAACACAAAGTGCAGCACTTACAGATGATATAGATTTAATACCTTATATTGGTATTGTAAAACATACAAACACAACAGCTAGAAATCTAGTTGTTCATTACGAAAAGATTAGTAGAATATTATTTGAATAATTATGGCAGATTTAACAGTAACTTTAACAGAAAATATTACAGTAGATGGGCACCAATATGGTGGAACTAAGTCTTTTACAGTAAGTGGAATAAATGAGGTTTTTAGAAGAAAGGTAACATGCCCTAATGGTCATTCTACTACTATAGCCACTTTTGCTGCAGATGTAAAAACTGCTGCTAATGCTATAGCTGTTGGTGACGCTAAATATATTAGAATAACAAACATAGATACTTCTGATATTGAGTTAGCTATTGTGGGTGCAGCAACTTTGTATCAAATAACTTTATCTGCAGGTCAAACTCACGTTCTAGGCAGCCCAGATGATTTAATGCTTGCAGAAGCTGATACTAGTCCAAGTTTTGGGACTATGGCTGATATTGCTAGTATACAGGTTCAGCCAGTGTCTAGTAGCCCAGTTGATATAGAAATTCTAGTAGCCAGTGTTTAATAAACCTGTTTATAACTTTTAAAAGAAGGCTACATTTTGTAGTCTTTTTTTTTGTATATTTGATAAATTTAATTTAATATAATATGATAACAGAAGAACTAATAGAAAAGGTAGTAGAAGAAGTAAAAGAACTATTACTAGAAAAAAACAGAAATTATGGTGATGCTGCCATAAACCCTTCAAATGTATTTTCAAATGGAGACCCCTTAGAATCTTTAGGGGCAAGGATAGACGATAAACTAATGCGTATAAAAAACGTTGGTATTAACAATGATACTGAGGACACATTAATGGATTTAATAGGCTATCTTATTTTATATAAAGTTGCTATGATAAAAGAAGTACAAGATGAGTACGACAGTGAAAAAGAAATAATAGGTATGGGTGGATTTATAGTAAATAGTGGCAAGACTATAGCTACAATGGACCAGTTAAATTTAAAGTACAGTGAAAAAAAGTGTAAAAAATAAAATTAAAAAAATAGAAGATATTTTAGAATCTATGAAAGATGAACATGTAAGGTATATGTTTTCTTACATAGTTATGGGTAAGACCTTAAATGATTTAAAGTCTGACGTAATAACCAATGTTAGTGACGATATGGCCTCTAGAGCCTTGGGTATAGTTACTGATAGCTTTTTGTATCCAGAAGAAAAATTACCTTTTGCTAACCCAGAAGAAGAGATAGATGATAAGCTTAGGTTGTTTAATATCTTCAATTCAGATAATAAAAAACCAGAAGCATAATGGAAATAGTTAATGGAATAATTAGAAAGATTGTAATAGGTGATATAAAAAATGGAATAACCTATGTTGTTGGTCAACCAATAATGAGAGGTAAAGCAAAAATATCAGCTATAGTTCAAGATGAAATGTATTTTATAAGATACAAGATGTTAAAGTTTAACATATATATTAAAATGGAAGGTTCTGAAACATCAGAGTTATGGAAAGCTTTTTTTGAATTAACAGGAGTAGAGTACAATCTTGATTACAAAGAAGAGTACGAAGTAAATTAAATAAAATGAAAAATTTAAGAATACCTAAAAACTTCTTTATTGTAGAAGTGGAAAAGCCATATGAAGATTCTGTAAGTCTTAATGGCGTTGAATTTAAAATAAACATTACTTACGAACCATTAAAACACGCTAGACAATATGGAATAGTTTATAAAGTTCCAGAATGGCTACCAGAAGGTTTAGACTTTGACGTAAAAGTTGGTGATAAGGTTTATTTTCATCATTTAATTACAGCTAATACAGGTAATCTAAATATAAGTAAAACTTATGGTGAAGCATCTTGGAAAGATTATCAAAGCGAACATTTATTTACCCTAGAGGATAAAGAAAATTTATATAAAGTTCATTGGGATTATATATATGCAAGAGTTAGAGATGGTGAAGTTAAAATGTTAAACCACTGGAATTTTGTAGAACAAAAGAAAGAATCAGAGGATGATATAAAAACAGATAGTGGAATATATTTTAAGCCTGATGTAGAAGAAATAACATTAAGAGGTTATGTTAGGAACATGAATCCATGGTTAAAAAAACAAGGCATAAAAGAAGGTGATGAAGTATTTTTTTCTACCAACTCTGAGTATGAAATGAAGATAGAGGGTAAAAAACTACTTAGAATGAGAAATCAAGATATACTAGCAAAGATATAAAATGCCTAAAGAAACAAATAAAAATTATATAAAAAGAACATTACAGGAGCTTATAGACTCATCTAAAGAAGCTGTATCTATATTGATAGATGATATAAAAAAACCATTAGATGTTGATTTATCTGATGAAAAAAGAAGAAATGCAATAAAAGCCAAGAAAGAATGTTTTGTAGATGCTCAAGAAATAATAATAGGAATATCTAAACTTGAAGCACAGCTATCTAATAGTGAGGCAGAATTAAAAGAGGAAAGAGACTTTGAAAGTGGGTTAGCTGAAAAATTCGCCAAAAGATAAAATTTTATTCATATATTTGTATATATGGGATTTTTTTATTATGCCTAATACAATTCAATTAAATTCAAATAGTCTAGGGGATGTTATCGAAATCCAAGGATTAAAGATACAACTCCCTAAAAAACCAATGAAAAAGAAGATTCTATTTTCTGATAAAAAGAAAAAAGAACAAAGGTGGATTAGACAAGATATGCCTACTGGCTTAAGTAGAGAAAACGCTTCAGACTACATAGAATATATAGAAGAAGAATTTAGAAGAAGAAGAGATGGTTTATGGTTTATGAATAATGGTGAACCTACCTATATTACTGGTAGTCACTATATGTTTATACAATGGTCTCATATAGATGTTGGCTATCCTGATTATAGGGAAGCTAACAGAAAGTTCTTTATTTTTTGGGAAGCTTGTAAACTAGACCCTGACTGTATGGGAATGTGTTTTCTTAAGAACAGAAGGTCTGGTTTTTCGTATATGGCAAGTGCAGAAATGGTTAATCAAGCAACACAGATTTATGACTCAAACTTTGGTTTGTTGTCTAAAACAGGTGGTGACGCTAAGAGTATGTTTACAGATAAGGTCGTTAGAATATATAGAAGGTATCCTTTTTTCTTTCAGCCAATACAAGATGGTTCTAGTAATCCAAGGGTTGAGTTAGCGTTTAGAGAGCCAGCTAAGAAGATAACAAAAAAGAATAAACATATAGAGCAATCAGAAGCTTTAAACTCTGTAATAGACTGGAGAAACACTGCAGACAACAGTTATGATGGTATGAAGCTTAAGTTGTTAGTTCATGATGAGGCTGGTAAATGGACTGGTTCTACATCTATAGCTAAAAACTGGTCAGTTACTCAAACTTGTTTATTGCTTGGTAGAAAGATTGTAGGTAAGTGTATGATGGGTTCTACTGCTAATAAACTTGAAGATGGTGGTTTAGAGTACAAGGATATATATTATGATTCAAATGTTCAGGATAAAGATTTAAACAGAAGGACTAAATCAGGTTTGTACTCTTTATTTATACCTTCTTATGAAAACCTAGAAGGATTTATTGACGAGTATGGAAGGTCTGTTGTTGAAACACCTGATAAGCCAATAATGGGTATTGATGATGTTGAGGTAAATATAGGGGCTAAAGATTATATTATAAATAGGAGAGATGGGCTAAAGAATAACACTAATTCTTTATCAGAGTTTAAAAGACAGTTTCCTTTTACTACAGAAGAAGCTTTTAGAAATGATTCTTTATCTAGTGTTTTTGATGTAGAAAAAATATATCAACAACTTGATTATAATGAGGTGACTGATAATTTAACAAGTAAAGGTGATTTTATATGGAAGGGTGGTGTTCAAGATAGTGAGGTTATATGGATACCTAATAAAAAAGGTAAATGGGAAGTATCTTGGTTTCCACCATCTGGTATGCAAAACTTAGTTGTAAGTAAGTATGGTAAAAAAAGACCTGGTAATACAATTAATTTAGTTGCAGGCTGTGACCCCTATGACCATGATACAACAACAGATGGTAGGAGGTCTAATGCAGCGTGTCATATTTATCATAAATTTTCTATGTCTGAAGATTTACCTTCAGAGCAGTTTGTTTGTGAGTACATAAACAGGCCACCAAAGGCAGAGATATTTTATGAGGATATGATAAAACAATGTATTTTTTATGGGTGTCAGATACTTGTGGAAAATAATAAAATAGGAATTATAAAATACTTTGAAAGAAGAGGTTACTTTGACTATCTAATGGATAGGCCTGAGTCAACACATACAGACTTTAGTAGAAAACAAGTTACTAAAGGTATACCAGGTTCAGGTATTGCTGTTATAAATGCTCAAGCAGAAGCAGTAGCCACTTACATATATGACCATGTTGGTCTAAAACCAGACACAGGAGAAATGGGAAAATGTTATTTTAATAATTTGTTAGATGACTGGAGTAGATTTGACATAGACAATAGAACTAAGTTTGATGCGACTATTAGTTCTAGTTTAGCCTTACTTGCCTCACAAAAATTTGTTGCAACTAAGAAAGAGTCGCCAAAATTTATTAAGTTTGTAAAAAAATACAATAATAGAGGTTTTTTATCTAAAGAGTTAAAATAAATGGAGTATAAAAATTTATTTGGTGGAAACGACAGAATGAAGAAGGTGGGTGGATACCCAAGTCCTTATGTTTCCCCAGAAGAAAAAGAAAAAAAAGAATATGGTCTAGCATACTTTAAAAGAATGTTTTATGACTGGAAAAATAATTCTGAAATAAATATAGATAGCAGAAGAGCTATGTATACAAAGGCTAGAAGTTATGCACAAGGTGCACAAGATACAAGAAAGTACAAAGACCTACTTGATGTAGAGGGAGACACATCTTACTTAAACTTAGATTTTACACCTGTTAATATAATACCAAAGTTTGTAGATTTAGTTTTAAATGATTTTACTAATCAAGAATATGAGGTAAAAGCAAATGCTATAGACTCAGCAGCAGAAACAGATAGAGAAGCTTTTAAAAACTCTTTGTTTGCCAAGATGTTGACTGCACCTAATTTAGAGGCTATGTCTAAAACATTAGGCAGAGACTTAAATCACAAAGGTTACGTTCCTCACAATCAAGAGGAGTTAGATATTTATATGGCTATATCTTATAAACAAGCTTCAGAAATCGCTATGGAGAATGGTGTTAAGTTTGTTATGGAGCAAAACAATTTTGATGGAATAAAAAAATCTGTAATAAGAGATTTAATTGTTTGTGGTATAGGTGCGTCTAAAGTATCTTTTGACCCAAACACAGGTGTTAAAATAAAATATGTAGACCCAGCTAACTTAATAACTTCTTTTGCTAACACAGAAGATTATTCTGATATACAACATGCAGGTGAAGTTTATTCAATGACAATAGCAGAGTTAAAAAGAATAGCAGGGGACCAGTTAAGTGAAGCTGATTACGAAGATATAGCTACTAGGTACGCAGGTAAAAATCAAAACGAAAGTATAGTTTCTAGTTATGAGTCCTATGTTAATGAAGAAAACTATGAATATTATTATGATAAATTTAGGGTTACTGTTTTAGATGCTGAGTTTATGTCTGTTAACGAACTAAAATATGAAAAGAAAGGTAACTCATTTGGTGGGTACACTCTAAGAAAAAAAGATTTTAAATATAAAAAACCTAAGAAATCTAAATTTGAAAGAGAATTAATTAAAACATCTGTTAAGGTTATTTATTCTGGTATATGGATATGTGATACAGACCACATCATTAATTATGGTATGGCAAAGAATATGGTTAGAAAAAAATCAAATCTAACTGAAACTAAATTGTCATACGTTATATATGCACCTGGTATATACAAAATGCACAACAAGTCACTTGTTGAGAGAATGATACCATTTGCTGACCAAATACAACTTGCTCACTTAAAGCTACAGCAAGTAATAGCTAAGGCTAGACCAAAAGGTGCTGCATTTGAATTAGGCTCTTTAGAGAATGTATCTAAAGGTGATGGGGGTTCTTTTACTCCATTAGAGCTACAGGAAATATACGACCAGACTGGTAATATATATTATAGGTCATTAAATGATGATGGTCAACCTATGAGTAGTATTCCAATACAAGAGTTAGAGAATGGTATAGGTGGGGACATGACTAAGCTAATATCTATATATCAACATAACTTACAAATGATTAGAGATGTGACTGGTGTTAACGAAGCTAGAGAAGGAGCAAAACCCTCTAGTGATGCTTTAGTAGGTGTTCAGAAACTACAAATAATGGCTTCTAATAATGCTACTAAAAATATAAATGATGGTCACTTATCAATAACCAAAAGAGTAGCAGAGTGTATATGCTTAAGATTACAAGATATGTATAAAAACAAATCGAAGTATAAATCTTATGAAAATGCACTAGGTAAATCTAACATGAAAATGTTTAGCTCTAGTAGTGATATAAGCATGCACGAATATGGTGTTCTTTTAGAGGTTGGTCCTAATCAAGAAGAAAAGTTAGCTATGGAGGCTAATATACAACAATCAATAGCTCAAAAAGAGTTAAGGTTAGAAGACGCTATTTTTATCAGGTCTATAAAAAATGTTAAGTTAGCTAATCAAGTTTTAATGCACAGAAGAAGAAAATATCAAGAAGAAGAAGAGAGAAAAGCTAAAGAACAACAAATGATGAATGCACAAATTCAACAACAAGCAGCTCAACAACAAGCTATGATGAAACAGCAAGAAATGCAAATGATGGCCCAGATAGAGATGCAATCAGCTCAAATAAAGTCACAATCTAGAATACAAGAGCTACAAGCAGAATATCAATTAAAAGACCAATTAGATAATATGCAACATCAAAGAAGGATGCAAGAGATTGCCTTAAACAACGAAGGTAAAAAAGAGGTGGCTGATGTTAGTGGAGAGGTAAAATTAAAAGGTCAAGATAAAGCTGCAATAACTCAATCTAGACTTATAGAACAAAAGAGAGATAGAGCTTTACCTATTACTGAAGGTAATATTTCAGCACCAGAAGAAGATTTATCTCCTGAAAATTTATTATAATAAAAAATATATATATATTTGCAACAATTACTAATTTAATTTAATTTATTATGGCAGACGACAATTTTGATATAGCAAGGGATTTTGCTGCAGCTACAGATTCAGATGTAGAGATAGTTAATGAG